TGCTCAGTCACAAAGCAGAGAAAACCAATTCCGTTTTCTTTTTGGAGGGTTTATGCAGCTAATGGCCTGCTCTCCTCAAGAGCTATTGTCGATTCGCGGGATCGAAGAGAGTGTCAAAGAGGCTCCTCAGCTAAAAATCGAAATCAAAGAGGTACTTCACGCAGGTGTCTATACGCGTATAGCGATCGTTCCCGAAAACGTCTTACTTGTCGGTGCACTCATGAAAGTCCCTACGACCTTAGTTGTTGTAGGGCGGTGTGCAATGACAGTAAACGGCGGGACGTCTGTGGCGGACGGGATTGCATGCTTTACGTCCCCTCCGGGAAGAAAAACTGTGTTTAGGACTTTCGTTCCCACGAAACTAATTATGTCGTTTGCTACCAAAGCGGAGACGCTTGGGCAGGCGCGTCAAGAATTTACGGATGATGTGTTACAGGGAGAAGAGTTATGTCAGGAGTAACAACCGCTACGGTTATCGGAGCTTCCATTGCATCTGCGGCTATCGGAGCCGGTGCTTCAATGTATTCAGCCCACAAATCTAGCAACGCACAGAAGTCAGCTGCCAATCAGCAGGCAGAAGCAAGCCGCAACGCTTTGAATCAGCAGAAGTCTGAGTTTGCCAGACAAAACCAGAATCAGGCCGATGTCGGAGCTCTGCTTGAGAAAAATATGGGGAATGAGACCGGCTCTACGCTTCTTACAAGTCCTTTGGGCGTTGACCCGAATCAGCTCAAGCTTGGAAAGGGTACGAGCCTTTTAGGAGGATAACCTGATGGAAAGCCTGAAGACGCAAGTCCGGCGCCGCTGGGAAGACCTTAAGACGGAACGTTCGAGCTGGATGCCGCACTGGAGAGAGATTAGTGAGGTGCTCCTTCCTCGTTCGGGACGGTTCTTGCCCTCCGGAAACAACAAGGGCAATCGGAATGCCTACCGAGCGATACTGGACAACACCGGTACTAGAGCTTTGAGAACTCTTTCCGGCGGGATGATGAGCGGCATGACAAGTCCTGCGCGCCCATGGTTCAGGCTGACTACCTTAAACCCGGAGCTCGATGAGAGCTACGAGGTTAAAGCATGGATGAGTAAGGTCACGAGTCTCATGCAGATGGTGTTCTATAAATCGAATGTTTATAGGGCGCTTCAGATGGCCTATGAGGAGCTCGGAGCCTTTGGGACGAGTGCAACCATTATCCTTGATGATTACGAGCGTGTAATCCACTGTATGCCGCTGACAATCGGTGAATTTGCGATTGCAACCGATTCCCGAGGGCAAGTGGACACTCTTTACCGAGAATTCCGGATGACGGTCTCAATGCTGGTCGGGGAGTTCGGACTGGAAAACGTGAGTGACTCGGTACGCAAGCAGTATGAGGAAGGTAAGCGTGACGCTTGGGTTCACGTGGTTAATGCGATTGAACCTCGTCTGAATTACGATCCGAGGAAGCATGACAATAAAAACATGCCGTGGAGAAGCGTGTATTTTGAGGTCGAGTCCTCAGAAGACAAGGTCTTGAGAGAAACAGGCTTTAGAAACTTTCCCGCACTTTGTGCCCGCTGGTCCGTGACCGGCGGAGACATCTACGGAAACTCTCCCGGCATGGAAGCATTGGGCGACTTAAAGCAGCTCCAGCAGGAGCAAAAGAGAAAGTCTCAAGCGATTGATTATCAGACCAATCCTCCGGTGATTATGCCTGCGGAATTAAAGAACGCCGGCGCCAATATTCTTCCCGGAGGAGTGACTTATTACAGCAATGCGGCTCAGGCGCAAAACATTCGATCTGCTTTTGAAGTGCCCTTGCGTCTGGATTTTCTTTTGCAGGATATCCAAGATACCCGGGAACGCATCAACGAGACTTTCTATCGTGACATCTTCATGATGATGGCAAACTCGACGGATAAGACGATGACGGCTACTGAAGTTGCCGAGCGCCATGAAGAGAAAATGATCCTTATGGGACCGGTGCTTGAGCGATTGAATTCCGAGGCACTGGATCCGCTGATCGCTCTAACTTTCGAGCGCATGGTGGAAACCAATATGCTTCCTCCTATTCCGGAAGAGCTGCAGGGAGCTCCTGTAAATGTCGAATTCATATCCATTCTCGCGCAGGCTCAGAAAGCAATTACGACGAACTCCATTGACCGCTTTACACAGAATTTAGGTGTCTTAGCCGGAATGAAGCCGGATATGCTGGATAAGTTCAATAGTGACTTTTGGGTTGACTATTATTCCGATGCTTTAGGAATTGATCCTCGGTTTATCGTTTCGGGAGATCAAGTGACATTGATCCGTCAGCAAAGAGCTCAGCAAGAGAAAGCGGCTCAGCAGATGGCGATGATGCAGCAGGGAGCCAATGTTGCGAAAAACTTAGGGATCAGCGCAGACAGTCTTCAGAGTCAATCTCCCGATCAAATAATGGGCGCTTTTACAGGCTATTAAAAAGGTCTTTCGTTCTCGCAAGCCCCGCCAGTCGGGGCTTTGTGCTGTCTACATAACGAGAAAAATCTATCTGATAATGGTCAGAAATAAAAATGCGCTTCAGGATTCGCAGTCCTAAGCGCTTGACCAACCTAACTGAGATAGGTCGATATGAGAATTATACCAAGGCTTGAGATAGGAAGAAGAATGTTCCGACTGTTCACTGTTAAAGGATTGCCAGCTAAGGCAGAAGTGTTTTGCTGGGTGGTAAATGGTGCAATAGCTTCCGCGTCGATTTTTCTTCTTTGCAAAGCCATTAAGCAGTTTTTGTAAGAAATAAAAATGCCGCTGACTGTTCCTCAGCGGCGGTGTTGAGAAAGAGTTTAGGAACTTCTCAACATGAAATTGATTATATCAAAGCACGCGAGAAGATTGATGCTGAGTATGTGTGAAAAATTTCCTCTCTGGTTCTTTGCCGCTCGTTGGTTGATTCTGCTGGGTATTGCCTCGGTTCCGTTTGCTTTTGCTTGGAGCTTGATTAAGTGACAGAGGGGCAAGACTACGATCCGTTGCAGAACCTTTACGACGAGGAGCAGGCCAAGCTTGAAGGAGAGCGCTACGCACAGATCGAGCAGGAGACCTATGACAGAGACATAGAGAGACTCTTGAGTACGGAGTCGGGAAGGCGTTTTGCCTGGAGGCTCTTGGAAAGATCCGGAGTTTTCCTCTCAACATTTAATCCCAAAGTGCCCGAGCCCGGCATGAGCATGGCTTTTGAGGAAGGCAAGAAGCAGACAGGCTATTGGCTCTTAGGTGAAATTCAGCGGCTTTGTCCGCAACAGTACTTTGTAATGACACAGGAACAGAAAGAATGGCAGATGAACAAAATCAGACTGGCTCGACTGGCTTAGCCACCCAAGGCGCTTCTACAGAAGGTCAGCAGACTCAAGGTGAAGGTCAGCAGCAGGATTCCACTCAGTCGAATCCTCCGAAAACCGACGGGATGCCAAACGCTTTGGGTGAAGTCAATCCTCCCGATCCGAAAACCAATGATGGGCAACAGCAGAAGCAGAGCACTGCTCCTGAAAAGTATGAGCCTTTTAACTTTGGAGAGAATCCGGCGATTGATCCGACAAGCATTGAGCAGTTTTCGACAGCCGCTCGTGAGGCAGGTCTTTCTCAGGAGCAGGCTCAGAAGGTCTTGGACTCTTTAGCCCCGTCTGTAGCAACCAAACTTCGAGCCGACTTGGTTCGTCAAGCCGGCGAGTGGCTGAAGGCCTCTGAAGCTGATCCTGAATTTGGCGGAGCAGCTTTTGAAGCGAATAAAGGGATAGCAGTCGGTGCTTATCAAAAATTGGCAACTCCGGAACTTAGAGAGATTTTGAACAATTCCGGCCTTTGCAACCACCCTGAAGTCATTCGTCTGTTCTACCGCATCGGCAAGATGACTTCACAGGACTCCGGCGTTAAGGGTGCTCCGACACCTCGAGACAACGGCTTTGCGGACATGTATCCGAATTCTCCGATGCGTTGGTAATTAACTTAAACAGGAGTGACAAATGGGCATTTTAAATACCTCTAATCCGACACTGGCAGATGTCGTTTCCCGTTTAGACGGGAACAAGAAGATTGATACGGAAATCATTGAAATGATGTCCGAAACCAATGAGATGCTTCAGGACATGACCTCCATTGAGGCCAACGGTGTGACTGAGCATCTCACGACCGTGAGAACGGGTTTGCCTGAGGTTGCATGGCGTATGTTGAACTGGGGCGTGCAGCCGTCCAAGTCCACCACGGCGCAGGTCAAAGACTCGATCGGCATGCTTTCTGCTTTGTCCGAAATTGACAAGAAACTTGCCCAGATCAACGGTTGGTCCGGCATGTGGCGTCTGACAGAAGACTCTGCCTTTATCGAGGCAATGTCTCAGAAAGTACAGCGTGCAGTAATTTATGGTAACGACAAGACAGGTGTGGATCAGATCTTGGGTCTTGCTCCCCGTTATTGTTCCGGCGACCCGAAGAAGGCTGATAATGCTAAAAACATTATCGACGCAGGCGGCAAAGGCAATAAACTCACTTCTATTTGGCTTCTTTGCTGGTCTCCTCGCACACTCTTTACAACTTATCCGAAAGGCTCCCGCGCCGGCATCTCTCACCAAGACTTGGGCGAATATCTGACGACCGATGCCGAAGGAGGCAAATATGTCTGCTTGGGTACTAAGTACGACTGGGATCTCGGCCTCGTGCTTCGCGACTGGCGCTATGTAGTCCGTATCGCCAATATCGATCAGGAGTCTCTCACAGACGATCCGCAGAAAGACGGCGGTACAGATCTTATCCGTCTGCTGATGACTGCAAAGAACAAGCTTCCGAATTTCAATACCGGCCGCATCGCTTTCTACTGCAACCGCGAAGTTCGCAATGCACTGGAAGCTCAATGCATGAACCGTAAGAATGTTCAGCTTTCTTTGGATCAAGTCTCTCAGGAGCATCCGGTTCTGAAGTATGCAGGCATCCCGATCCGCATTGTGGACGCTCTTACTCCAACTGAAAAACGTGTGCCGTTCCCCACAAAGACAACTGAGTCCGGCGGTGCCTCTCAGGGCGGAGCTTCTCAGGAAGGAACCACTCAAGGCGGTCAGGGCGGGTCCTAAGCAACGAAATGGTTAATACAGGAGAAATTCGATGATTAAAGACGCATTCTTAATGCTTACACCGGATGCGGGACAGGCGCTCACGGCGGCCGCGGCATCTGCAAATACGCTTGATCTTTGTCAGGTCAAGCCGACTCCGGGGATGAACCGTATTCTCTCGGTTGTGTTTCAGGTGATGGAAGATGTCACAGGAACTCTGAGCTTTTCCATTGCACACTGCGACAGTGCTTCCGGCACTTTTAAAGACGTTGTTATTTCCGAGACCTTGACGGCGCCGGAAGCAGGCACACAAGTTGCGCTGCCTATTCCGGAGAAGACCCTTCAGTTTATTCAGGCCAAGTTCGGCGGCGCTCCGACAAAAGGCAAGGTAAGAGCATTTGTCTCTATGAGCCACGACAATTGGTTTGCGGCCAAAGAAGCGCCGTCCAAACAAATTGAATAAGTAACGATTGAGTCATTCTCCTTGAGGTTGTGGGTATTGGGCGCTCTTAGCAAGCGCCCTTTT